CGGTCTTGGTATTGAAGGCAGGTACTTTAATTCCGCGTACTTCCTCAAGTGCGGCAGCGTAACCTTTTTCCTCCGCCGCTTTGAGTTCGGCCGCCTTAAGCGCCTCTGCTTCTCGTTTCGCTTCCTGTGCTGCTAACACTTCAGCGACTGCCTTTTCAACGGCAGATTTGATATTATCTTCTTCCATGATCTTTTTCTCCTGTGAGAGTTGATTATTTTTTATGTCACCCTTATCGGACAGCGCCGCCTCGGATGGGATTAATGATTTAATGGGGAGTACTTGATTGGTGTGTCTAAACTCGGCCGGGGTGGGTGTAAGACTGGCATCCAGGCCCAACGGCCAGCGCGTGATCTCAAAGACATTATTCTTAATATTCTTGCGGTCCACCAGATGGGTGGCAGTCCCGGACGACCACGCCAGTTTGCCTGCCAGCCCCAACTCTGCGATGGTCTGCTCATACTCGTTGCGCGCCTCGATGACCACTTCAGCAAAGATACCGACATCATCACGCTTTAGCATGGCGTTGGGTAACGGCTCGGTATATTTGACCTGTACGTCATGTTTCTTCAACTTGATCGGCTGACGGTGATTAAACCACGTGGTTGATTCGGACATGGGTCCGAAGTCTGTGTTCGGTGTAAAGTAATCGCCTGTCAGGTCTGTGTTCTGTGCATCCCCGAACCTGACAAGATACCCCCCTAGTTTGACACCGTTGGGCGTTTGTTCCGCCTTGATCGCGTCACCATAATAGATGACCTCTGTTACTGACTTGCCCCGGCTGTTCCACATGCCCATGCACTGACCGACAGCCGCATCATTGTCCTTGCCCTCCCCCATGACTTTGGGGACACAGACTTTCATCCATTCTTCCTGACTTTCGTATTTGTTTGGATCTGGCATGTTACCTCTAAAGTTATAAATAAAAAAATACGCCGACTCGCCATTCCGTTTCCAGAATGACAAACCAGCGCATCGGCTCAAGGTCTATGTTATTTAGTTAATTTATTGTACCACAACATCTCTTGATTGGGCATGTAATATGGATTAGTAATCTGCTTATCCACAAACTCTATCTTACTACCAGTGAACGCGCTTATCCTTTGCGCCAGTCTTAGCGTGGTGGTCGGGCGCGTGCTGCCCACGTCATACGCCTCACCGTTCACGCCTTCAAATAACAGTTGCCATAACGCTCGCCCCAACTGCGACCCGTGCATGTAGGAGCGGACAGTTGACCCGTCCCCCCACACCTGTAATGGCCTGCCTTCAATGACTGACTTGTAAAACTGATGGATGGCTTTGTGACTGTCAATACCCTTGCCGTAAAACGTGAACAGACGGGCGATGACCACATCCACACCGGACGCCCGGCACTCCACCTCCCATGCCCTTTTATTGTCTGCATATTCGTTCTGTTGATCGTACACAGCGCCGGACGAACAGTACAACAATCGCGCACCGTTGCGTTTGGCTGCTTCTATCGCGCGCGTGGGCGCGATGTTGGCAAGATGCACAATGTGAGTCATGCTCATCGTGTCAATGATGCCTGTATCATATCCCTTTTTACTAAAGGCGTAAATGTCCACGCCACGAGGCGCCATTTCCCGCATCCATGTACCTACAAAGCCAGTCGCGCCGTCAATCACTACTCTATTTATAAAACTCATGAAACGCCTCCACAACATACTCAAGCATACGCTCATCGATGCCGGGATATACCCCAACCCACAGACCGCACTCATGAATAAAGTTGGCCCCGTCCAGGTCACCAATAACATGGATCTCAGTGTCTCTGTATGCAGGCTGGCGCATCACGTTACCCGCCATGATCGGGCGATTGCCTATGTCTTTCTTGTCCAGAAACCGCGCCAGTTCGTTACGTCTGTCCGTCATAAATGCGAACCCGAACCAGGACGGGTCACTGTTGGGCGTTGCTTCAACGAACTCTAATGGCAGGTCATCCAGGTACGTGCGTAAATAGTTCCAGTTGGTCTTGCGCTTGCGTATAAATCCCTCAAGCCTGTCCAGTTGCGCCACACCAACCGCCGCTTGAAAGTCAGACGCTTTCAGATTGTACCCAATGCGCGAGTAAGTATATTTATGATCATAGTCATACATGAATCTTTTGCCACAGGTGTTATCTTCGCCAGGCTCACACCAGCAGTCGCGCCCCCAGTCACGCAGCGACTCTATGATGGTCTTTAGCTTCGGTGAGTCCGTGAATACCGCGCCACCCTCACCAGTCGTTATATGATGGGCCGGATAGAATGACAGCGTTGACATGATCCCCACGCGCCCGACCTTGCGCCCGTTGATCGTGCTACCAAGCGCGTCACAGCAATCCTCGATCAATGGAAGTTTATAACTGGCGTAATGCGTCAGGTCCATCGGATTACCCAATGTATGAGCAAAGATAAACCCCCTCACCTTATCCAAGTCCACATCAACGTTTACAGCGTTCAATGTCTTGGGGTCTGCGTCTACGATGACAGGCACAAACCCGCTTAATATAATGGCGTTTACCGTTGTTGGGAAGTTGACCGCGCTTGTTAGAATATGCGCCCCTTTGGGCAGATTGATGCTTGACATTGCGAGAAGTAACGCGCTCGACCCGCTGTTGCAGAACGACCCGAAACGCGCTCCCATGTAATCAGCGATGCCACGCTCGAATCTGCGTGTCCATGTTCCGCCACCGTAATGATGGGACTGTGCGACCTGCATGACGTTGTCCGCTTCTTCCTTGCCTGTCACCTGCCCGCTGATTGGCACTTTCATTTCATCAACTCAGCAATGTCGTCTATCTTTAGCGTCATATCCTGCATGTCATCTGTCCGCAACTCTCCATTTACGGTACTGGCCATCACGCGCGGGAACTGCTGCCACTCAGGATCAACAAACACTTCCACAATGATGGGCGTAGCAGTGAAGCACTTGCTAAAATATTGCAGATTACCTGCCTTTAATGGATGGTACATGAAACGATATGCCTCCGCTATCTGTTCAATGTCGGGCAGCGTCAAGCCAGTCGCAGGGTCGGCCCCGGTCACCCTGCCAAACCTTGCCTGCTGTGCCACACGAATACTGTTGTACCCGTTATTGTTCAGCACAAAAAAGATGATGGGCAGATGCAGCCTCCTGATAACTTCCAACTCCTGCGCATTCATATTGAATCCACCGTCACCAGTAATACAGATCACTCGCTTGTGTGTCGCAAGTGCAACGCCCAGCGCCATTGGCACATCCGCACCCATCGCGCCTATCGTTGATACGTTACTGACTCTCTGCCCCTGCTTTACTTTGTACGACTGGAAGAAAGCAGTCGGGGCGTTGCCGCTCGACCCCAGCGCAAAGACATCATCCTCATTTGTGTACTCATGCAATAACGTCATCAGTCTGAACGGGTCTACAAATTTAGGCAAATCCTTACCATTCAACTCTGGCCTAAAACGTGTATATAGCGCCCGGCACCATATCAGCCATTCTGGATCTGACTGTTCGGGCGTCTGGTACAGTGTCATTCTTTGATAACGTGACGGGAACTTGTCGCGCTCAAATCCATCAATATCGAATATAAATATCTTGGCATTGGGTGCAAATCGGTCATAGTCATAAGCGACCTGCTCACCGTCAAGTCTTGCGCCGTAACAATACAGGTGCGTTGCCTTTTGTTGGATGATGTTGGCGGCGCGCTGCCCGAAGATACCTGGCCTGCCGCAGAAAGTCGGGTCATCTTCCACGCCCATGTCAGCCGCCATCCATGTGTATAAACATGGGACGCCCAAAGACTGCAACTTGCTTATCAATGACGGGTACGACCTGATGCCCTGCCCCAATAAAACTACGGGCCTATATGTTTGCATTTTGCACATCCATGCACACGTCAAGCCATACTGGCCCCGCGCGCCCGTCCTTCGCCGTGTCGATCATGTTGTTGAATATGCCCATGGCAGGTGACAGCATCAGGAAACTATCCTTCGTGATCGGCTCGACCATGTCTATCGT